CTCTGAAAATTGTGGAAGGAGATTCGGCAATGGGATTCTTATTAAAGGTACGTGATCCTGATACAGTTGGAGCGTTTCCACTTCGAGGTGTGATTATGAATACCTGGGATATGAAACCTGCGGAAGTATTAAAGAACAAAGAACTATCAGAGTTAGTAGCGGTTCTAGGACTAGATATCAACGATCAGGACAGTGTAGACAATATGACATACAAATATATTGCCACATTAACTGATGCTGACCATGACGGTATAGGACATATATCACCATTGTTAATTGCGTTCTTTTACAAATTTTGGCCTCGACTGTTATTAGAGAATCGTGTTCAAATTACAAGAACACCAATTATGATTAGTACGAAAGGTTCTGAAGTCAAATGGATCTATACTTATGAAGATGCAGCAGAGTTCAAAAAGAAAGATGGTTATAAACATAGATACATTAAAGGTCTAGGTTCTTTAACCGAAGATGAATATCATGTCATTATTAATAAACCAATGTATGATACAGTAACTGTCGATGATGCTTCTGTATTTCAGATGATGTTTGGAAAAGATTCAAGTTTAAGAAAGGAGTATATGTTCGCATGAATTTAGAAATGTTTACTGAAGAGCTGAAAGGCAATAACTATCCAATCTCAAAGGTAGCTGCTAACGAATGGAAATCATTCGCAATGTATACCGTTGAGAGTCGAGCAATTCCTAATATGATTGATGGTCTAAAACCAGTTCAAAGGTTCTACCTCTATTCATCGTTAGTTAATAGCAAGAAGGATTTTAAAAAGGTATCAGCTGTCTCAGGTATTATATCTGACTACGGTTATAACCACGGAGAATCTTCTGCTGCTGGTGCAGGCCAATTAATGGCAGCCACTTGGAATAACAACATATGTCTTATTGAAGGTAGAGGATCGTTTGGTACTCGGCTTGTTCAAGAAGCTGGTGCTGCTCGTTATGTCTACTCAAGAGTTCATGATAATTTCAGTAAGTACGTTAAAGATATCGATCTGAGTCCTATTCACGAAGATCCTGAACACGAACCGCCTGCGTTCTATTTGCCAATCATCCCTATGGTACTTGTAAATGGAACCAAAGGTATTGCTACAGGATTCGCAACAAACATCCTTCCGCATAACCCTAATGATCTCAAGAAGGCTTGTTTACAATACATTAAGAATGGTAAAATACAAACACCATTAGGAATTAAGTTTCCTGATTATACTGGTAAGGTTGAACAAAGTGAAGAAGACCCAACCAAATACATTTCGTATGGTACCTTTAAACGTTCTGGTAAAACTGCGGTATCTATTACGGAAGTACCATACGGCTTTGACAGAGAAGGATATGTAAAGGTTCTCGATAAGTTAGAAGAAGAAGGTGATATCGTATCTTACGAAGACAAATGTAATAAAGATGGATTTCACTTTGATGTTAAACTCAAACAATCTTCGGTTAAATGGAACGATTCTAAACTCATTGCCAAATTCAAACTAAGTAAGCCATTCTCTCAAAACCTAACAGTTATTGATTTTGATGGCAAACTCCGCGAATACTCGTCCGCTAAACAACTTGTAAAGGACTTTTGTGACTACCGCAATGGTATCCTACAGCAGAGAATTGACGCTAGAGTAAATGAATTCGCAGAACAAGTTCGATGGCTTAATGTCAAAATGGAGTTCGTTCAAGCAAATGTTGATGATCGTATTGTGTTTAAGAATAATAATAAAGCACAGGTCGTTAAACAAATAATGCAAGAGACATCGGCACTAGGAGGTGACACAAACCGATTGCTCGCATTAAGTTTCTTAAATTGTACAAAAGAGGAAATTGTAAATCTTAAGAAACAGATTGCCGACGCTACTGAGACATTAAGCTTCTGGCATACAACCACACCACAAGAACAATTCATAACAGACTTGGAGAACATATAATGGCAAGTAATACAACTCAATTAGAAATTGATACATCAGCACACATAGACGAGAACGGTGTTATAGTTTCTGTTTATATTGGTGCAAACGCATGTGAACCTTCTATTGAAACAATCTTTGATTTTGAAACATTGATTGAGAACCACTTTGAAGGTTATACAATATACGATAAGATTCGACCTATAGATATCCCTGATGCAGAACTTTTAGTTATTAAACTTGAGCAGATGGCAAAGTATGCACGGAACATGCTTGAAGATTACGCATCCGAACATAAAGAATAAATAATAATGAATAAACTTAAATTGATATGGAAATACTCATTAGGTGGTTTCTCTGACGATAAGACAGAGCCCTATGACGATTATGTTATGTTACTGCGAACGATTATTGTTGGTGTAAACTTTTTAACGTGTTTCTTTATTATGGCAAATACAATAAGGCATTGGTGATGAGCAGAAAAGAAGATTACGAAAGAATGGATACTAACAAGTATCTTAATTTGAATTTAAAAACGGACGGGTTACCTCTACCAGATGTTAACGCGCAATTTATTGAATTCTTTCACAGAATGGATTACAAGTGGTGGAGAGATGTTGAAGAAGGTGATGTGGTTGTTGATATTGGTGCCTGTGTTGGTTTCTTTGTCTGTCATGCTCTTGACCGTAAAGCTTCTCGTATATTTGCTATCGAGCCTTCTAGGCCTCATCTCAAAACTCTTATCCAAAATATTTCGGATCATTATATTGACAACAGTACTACTCCTGTCATTCCTATCGAAGCAGGCATAGGATCAACGTCAAACCATTTTAACAATGTCTTTTCAGAATATCGAGAGTTTAAAAGAATGTCTTTTCTCGATCTTGTGGTTGATTATAATATACCAAAAATTGATTACCTCAAAATAGATTGTGAAGGTGGAGAGTATGGTATATTTACTGACATCAATATGGAATATCTAACTACAAATGTTAAACACATGGCAGTAGAGTTTCACTTAAGCTGTTATGGTGGAGCTGCAAAACAATGGATGAAGGTCAGAGATACGTTATTGCCGCAATTCAAAAAAGTACGATGGATGGATAAGAAACACGAAGCCTTAGCCTACAATGACCGATGGTTAAACGAAGGTAATTGGAATCAGTGTTGTGCATTCATGGTATACATCACCAACGAATAATTCTTGCCGACTCAATTCTAATAAATAGAAATATACAAATAGGATTGAGCCGATGCCAGAAATTATTAACAATTACTTATCTCCAACTAATTTTACGATTAGTATAGAGAAACTCCCTAATGTAGAATTCTTTACACAGAAGCTGCAAATTCCAGATGTCACTGTAACTCCTGCATCGTTAGGTACTCCTTTAGCAAACATATACGAATACGGGGATCGTATTGAGTACGGTGAGTTGACGACTACCATGATCCTCGATGAGAATATGAATAACTATAAAGAAATTCTCAATTGGATAGAAGGCTATGCTTCTCCAGAATCCTCGAAACAAAACAAAGTATACACCGCGACTGGTCATGAGTCCGATATCATTGCGACCATTACCAACTCTCACAAAAATCCAAACATAAGATTCGTATTTAAGAATTGCTTCCCAACCTCTTTGGGTGGTGTTTCTCTTGATGTTAATGTTACTGACGTGGCATATGCAACAACCACCGTGAATTGGAGATACGATACCTTTACGATGGAACAACTATAAGATAAACCTTTTATTATGAATTATGATTTTATTGAAGTGGGTACATCTGATTTTGATACCCTTATACAAGACGCAACTGATAATTGTATTGGTCTGTGCATTGAACCAATCAAGTTCTATTTAGATCGACTGCCAAACAAACCAAACGTTAAGAAAATCAATTCTGCGATTTCTTTTGATGGAAAAGTAGGTCGTGATAAGGTTTATTATATTCCTCTTGAGACAATTAAGAAACACAACATGCCTCTTTGGATTCGCGGATGTAATTCAATAGGTGACTACCACTATCAACACAAAAAGAATAATCTTCAATCAGTTGTAGAAACAATTGATGTTGATACGATACCTTTAGGTGATATCTTTGATCAGCACAATGTTGATACACTTACTATATTAAAAATAGATACAGAAGGTGGAGATTGTTTTATATTAAATTCCTTTCTTCCTTTTCTTGAATCTAATGAGAAAGAACGTTGGCCTTCATGGATTGAATTTGAAACAAACATCTTAACACCAAAAGAGACGGTAGACGATACGATTCGTAAATACTGTGATCTTGGTTACACGGTAGCAAGACGTGGAGTTGGAGAAGAGAATTCAATCTTACAAAGTCCTTTGTGTAAATAACCATTGACATTCACAGTGAAACCTGTTATAATTGTAATGAATTTAAAGTTTATGGAATAGATTATGGATACGAATGATATAGCAGCAATATGGGCAGCTGACTCGCCAATAGATGAAACCAACCTCCTAGGTGAAAGTAAAAGAATCCCATCGTTACACAGTAAGTACTATAATCTCTATTATAGGGAAGTCTTGCGTGTTAAAAAGTTAAAGGCAGAATATAAAGAATTGGAAATGGACAAACGTAATTGGTACGATGGTTCTATGGCCGAAGAAGATCTGAGAGAAAAAGGATGGAAGCCGTTCCAAAGAAAGGTAATAAGAAACGATTTGGATAAACATATTCAAGCAGACAAAGATGTTATTAAATTAAGTCTTACGATTGATTTCCATACGGCAAACGCAAACTACCTCGAAGATATTATTAAAACAATACACAGTAGAAACTTCGTTATTAAGAACATGATAGATATATTGAAGTTTCAGTCCGGAGATTATTAATGGATTGGTTAACAAAGTTTTGGAGAAAGCCTGAAGTCCAGCAACAGGAAACTCTTGTCATAGACATGATGAAGGACGATGTTGACCCTCAAGAACTAACAATTGAAAACGCATATAAGACAAGATGGATTTGGTATCATACAATATTAGCAATAGGTATCTTTTTTACTAATGTATTATTAATCGCAATTCTTTTACTATTGGCAATTAAATTATGAAGATGCATACATTGACAGATGGCAGAACCATTAGTGATTTGGAAGCAAAGGAAATTATCTTTGAAGCATTTAATCATATTAAGGTTATAGAAGGTTTGCCGATACGAAATAAAGTAAGAGCATTCGAAGAAATAAAAGGAATGATTCCAGGTTGGCATGTTGTTGGTATAACAAAAGCTGCATTGGAAGTATTCAGAAAATTAAATTACAAACGTCCTCCGGGTCGTGGCGAAGATGGCGTAAATAGATCTCATCAATATTCTAGATCAGCAACGTATAAAAGTATGTTTGAAAAGTACGATTGGTCTTTTGACGAATTTTGGAATTTTATTGATGAAAGAGATAATACTATATTAGCAACGACAAAAGAAAACTACTCTAAAGGCGAAGAGATCTCAGCTTACGATGTACCAGAAGGTTTATTCGAAGCTTACGGGTTTGCTTATAGGGTTAACGAAAGGGAAATCCAATTTCTTAAAAGCTTATGAGTGAAAGAATAGAAGTAGAATTAATTGATTCAGTATATATGCGCATTAAAGCGGATGCTGGATTAAAAACAGAGTTGTCTGATTTCTTTGCGTTTAAACCAGAAGGTTATCAGTTCAGTCCAAAATACAAAGCAAGAGTATGGGATGGAACCATTCGGTTGTTTCAAGCAATGCGTCCTGTATTGTATGTTGGTCTATATCCGCATCTAAAAAAGTTTTGTGAACAAAGAGATTACATTTTAGAGGCACCAGCGTCAATAGCAGAACAGGAGAATATTGAAGATGGCTACGTTGAAGAGTTGGCTGAAGAAATTAATTGTAAGTTTAAACCAAGAGACTATCAAATCGAGTACATCAATAACGCTCTGCGTAACCGTAGATCTTTATCTTTATCACCGACATCATCTGGTAAGTCTTTAATTATTTACCTAATACAACAACATTACTATCAAGCGCTTGGTTTAAGAACATTGATTATTGTTCCTACTATATCTTTAGTACATCAGATGGCTGGTGACTTTGTTGATTACGGTTGTGATGAAAACGATATCTATAAAATACAAGGTGGTGTTGATAAGAATACGAAAGCACCTATTGTTATATCTACATGGCAATCTTTAGTGAAACAAGATAAGGATTGGTTTGGTCAATTTGGTTGTGTCATGGGCGATGAAGCTCATACCTTTCAAGCAAAGTCTTTAACGACTATTATGCATAAACTTGAACATTGTGAATTCCGTCATGGATTTACTGGTACTCTAAAGTCTGCTGAAAGTAAGACTCATAGATTAGTACTCGAAGGTTGTTTCGGAGAAGTAAAAAGAATCGTATCTACAAAGAAATTAATGGATGAAGGTACGGTTGCAGATTTTGAAGTTAAGGCAATTGTATTGAATCATAGTAACGAAGCGAAGGCTGCGTTTAAAAAGGCAATGGGACAGGTAAAAGAATCTGTTAAGAAGTGGCCTGCTGAACGTGAATTCATAGTGAATCATACAGGTAGAAACAATTTTATTAAGAACCTTGTACATTCTCTAAAAGATCAGAATAACTTAATTCTATTTGACTTGGTTGAGAAACACGGCAAGATACTTGAACCTATGCTTCATAAAGAAGGACGTGAACTACACTTTATATATGGTGCTACGAAAGGAGAAGAACGTGAACGCATTCGACATCTGGTTGAAAACGACCCTGATAAGAAACATAATATATTGGCATCCTATGGAGTTTTTAGTACTGGTGTTAATATTAAACGACTTGATAATGTAATCTTTGCTTCTTCGAGTAAATCTGAGATTAAAGTATTACAATCAATTGGTAGAAGTTTGCGTAAAGCTGAGGACTCGCAGAAAGCGGTCCTCTATGATATCGCTGATGATTTGTCGGTGGGAAGTTACGAAAACTATACATTAAAACATTTTAAGTCGAGAATCGAAATCTACTCTTCAGAGGAGTTTGCATTTAAGATCTTTACAATTGATATCTAATCATACTATATACCTTAAAGCCGATAGTCTTATTATACAAGGACTTTTGGTAAATGTCAATAGTTTTTTTCATATTTGTGAAAATAAATTTAAACCATTGACATGTAAGAGTAAATAGATTATAATAACTACAATATTTAAACAAAGGAGTTTGTATTTGAAATGGCTAAGAAAAAGAACTACGTAAACAATAAAGATCTCCTTGCCGCATTAATCGAATATAAAGAGAAGTGCGCTGAGGCAGAAGAAGGCGGAGAAAAGAATCCCGTCGTACCCGACTACATTGGTAAGTGTATTATGTTAATTGCCCAACGATTAGCAACACGACCAAATTTCAGTGGATACATGTATAAAGAGGAAATGGTCTCAGACGGAATAGAGAACTGTCTACAATATATACATAACTTTAATCCAGAGAAATCTCAAAACCCATTTGCTTATTTTACACAAATCATTTGGTATGCATTCCTACGCAGAATCTCGAAAGAGAAGAAGCAGATGTATATTAAATTTAAAGCATCACAAAGACAAACGCTTGAGAATGAAGTATTTGATTCTACTGGTGAAGCTGTGACCGCTAATATATTACCTGATTACATTAATGAATTCATTGATGATTTTGAAGGCAAGCTTAAAGCGGCAAAAGTAAAGAACGCTGCTGACGCAGAAGAAAAAAAGAACAACGCAGCTGAGTAAAGGTTATGTTAGATTATGAGAATGCTTTTGATTGGAAGAAGCCTTCAATTCAAATTGTAGGTAAATGGCAACCGTGGCATGCAGGTCATACAAATTTATTTAAAAAGGCCTTGACATTCACAGGACAAGTTGTTATAATAGTTAGAGAAGTATATAAATCGGAAGGAGAAGACGCTCCATTTGGTGAGATAGATGTTATCAATTCTATAACGATAGCACTAGAAAAGGAAGGCTTCTATGATGGACAACATTATGTTATAGTATGTACTCCAAATATTGTTGGGTCCCTCAACGGACTTGGCAATGGAATATCTAACTATGATATGAAACCGTCTGAAGATTATATTATGTCAAGTGAAATTAGACAAACGTTGAGAGAAGAAGGTAAATTATGAAATTAGTATCTACGAAGGATCCAATTCTATTTAAAGAATTACAAGATGTTGACATCAAAAATCCACAGATTGATTTAAAGCAAACCAAGGAAGATATGGTAGAGCTAATGGTCTCCAAAAGAGGTCTAGGGTTATCTGCTTCTCAAGTTGGTATTGATTATAAAGTGTTTGTGATTGGTGAAGACAAAGAGAATACAATGATGTTCGTTAATCCTAAAGTCTTATCTGTATCGGAGGAAACGGAACTTGACTTTGAAGGTTGTCTTTCCTACCCTGATGTATTTCTCAAAATGCATCGACCAATATCTGTTGAGGCTTCATGGTATGACGAAGATGGTAATCCACAAACCGGAAACTTTGAAGGTTATACCGCAAGATGTTTCCTACACGAATTTGACCACCTATATGGAGTTGTATTTTCACAGAAAGTATCTCGACTTAAATGGGATAGGGCGTTGAAGAAGAAACAAAAAATTACAAAGCAAAGAAACCAATTGACAGCTTATATGGCAAACGCTCAAGCAGCAATAGACAACGCAAAAGCCGAACAAGAAAAAGCTGCCACCCAGGAGTAATATGAAGATCGCGATCGTTACCGATATACACATCGGTGTCCGTGGAGATAGCAAAGTATTCCACGAAGTTCAAAGAAAGTTTTTCGAAGAAGTATTCTTTCCATATATTGATGAACATGGTATCACAACTGTGTTTGATCTTGGAGATACATTCGATCGTCGTAAGTATATTAATTATGCGTCACTATCGGCAGGTAAATCATTCCTCTTTGACAATTTAGCAAAACGTAACATAGATTTCCACGCGCTTGTTGGTAATCATGATACTTACTATGCGAGTACTAACGAAATCAATAGTATGAATCTATTGACCAAAGAGTATCCGCAGTTTACTTTATATCAAGACGACGGAGTAGAATTGGAAATTGGTTCAACTAAATTCCTTATGCTACCTTGGTTGAATAAAGAGAACGGTGAGAAGAATCTAGAAATCGTAAAGAATTCTAATGCTAATATATTGATGGGACACCTTGAAGTAAAAGGTTTCGAGATGATGAAAGGTGCGTTATGTACTCATGGTATTGATATGAACGTGTTCAAGAATTTTGAATCTGCGTTCTCTGGTCATTTCCACCATCCTTCAAGATATGGTAATGTTGAATACCTTGGATCACCTTATGAAATGACATGGTCTGATTATAAAGGTAGTCGAGGTTTTCATGTATTTGATACTGAAACAAGAGAGATGGTTAAGATTGAGAATCCTAATCGTGTATTCTATAAAGTATTTTATGACGATGAGAATTGGACAGTAGACGATGTTGCGAATTACGATGTAGAACAATATCGAGATAAGTTCGTTAAGGTAATCGTACAGAATAGAACTAACGCATATCTTTATGATATGTTTATGGGTCGTATGTCCGAATGTGGTGCGGTAGATGTTAGAGCCGTTGATGACCATTTAAATTTAGATGCAGAAGGTGTTGATGAGATACTTGATGAAACAAAAGATACGACAGAAATATTATCACAATACATTGATGGTCTTGAGACTACAATTGATAAGGTTAAAGTAAAAACTGTATTGGATGATTTATATCATGAGGCACTTAGTTTATGAGAATTAACTTTGAGAAGGTTAAATATAAAAACATACTATCGACAGGAAACGTATTTACAACCGTAGAACTAAATAATGTTCCTAGTACATTGATCGCAGGATCAAATGGTTCAGGTAAAAGTACATTGCTTGATGCAATTGTATTTGGTCTATACGGCCGACCTTTTCGTAATATCAATAAAGCACAGCTTGTTAACTCTATTAATAATAAAGAACTCATTGTAGAATTATACTTTACGGCTGGTGGTGATAAGTACAAAATCCTTCGTGGTATCAAACCTAATCTCTTTGAGATATGGAAGAATGGTTCAATGATTAATAAAGATGCATCTATTCGAGATTACCAAGGATTCCTCGAAGAATCTATTTTAGGTATTAACTTCAAAGCATTCAATCAGATTGTAGTACTTGGGTCTGCTACTTATATTCCTTTTATGGAATTGCGAGCATATCAACGTCGAGAGATTATTGAAGACCTATTGGATATTCAGGTATTCTCTGTTATGGGTACATTGGCAAAAGAACGTATGTCAAGTATCAAGACTGATATTAACGAAAACAAATACGATATAGAAATGGTTGAGAGCAAAATCGTATCTCAAGAAGAAAGCGATGAAGCAATACGTAATCTAAAATCTATTGAAGTTGATAAGATCAAAGAAAAGATGAGTGGTCATATCGATGATATAGAAACTAAGAATAATACTATTGATTCTCAAGATGAGATTATAAAAGTACTCTACGACGATATCTCTGATAAACCTGAAGAAAAGAAAAAGTTCTCTGATGCAACCGAAAAGAGAGCTGAACTTGAAAGATCTCGTGTTGCGTTTGAAAAGGAACTATCGTTCTACGAACACAATGATGATTGCCCAACATGTAAGCAGGGTATTGCCCACGACTTTAAACAAGAACAAATTATAGATAAGAATCAACAGAAGGCTAAGATTGAGAAAGATCTTGTTGATATAGCAGACGTACTTACAACTCACCAAACACGTTTAGGTTCTATCTCAAAAATCGAAGAACAGATTCAATCGGTTAACTTCAAAATCTCCGAGATCCGAGCTGAAATCAAAATGTCCAAGAATGCTCTAATGAGTTATAAAAAGGAACTTGATAATGCTCAAAAGGAAGTTGCTGAAATTGATACTTCTAAACTTGAGAATCTACAAAATAGAATAGACAAGCTAACTGCTAGACGTACTGAACTTCTTGATGAACATGAGGTACTCAATATTGTTCAATTAATATTGAGAGACGGTGGTATCAAGGCAAAGATTATTTCTCAGTACATTCCTGTAATTAATAAACTTATTAACAAGTATCTTGCGGCGTTTGATCTGTTCGTTGACTTTCAACTTGACGAAGAGTTTAATGAAGTAATACGTTCAAGGTTCAGAGACAAGTTCACCTATGCTAGTTTTTCTGAAGGAGAGAAACTACGTATCACATTATCAATTATGTTGGCTTGGAGATCGGTTGCTAAACTAAGATCCTCCGTTTCAACGAATCTATTGATACTTGACGAAACACTCGACGGCGCCTTGGATGGTGTTGGTATTGAGAGTTTGATTGAAACACTACATGGATTGAATAACGACGATAACATCTTTGTGATATCACATCGTGGCGATCAGTTCGCAGAAAAGTTTGAGAACAACCTCAAGTTTGAGAAAATCAAAAACTTTTCGGAGTTAGTACAATAACCATTGACATTCTCCGTCAACTAGTATATAATGGTTGTTCAAATATAAAAAGGCATTATGGCATTGACTAAATTCTATACATCCGTTGAAAGATACGGAAACAATATTTTACATCGAGGTTACGAAAATGGTAAACGTTTCTCGTACCGTGTTCCATTTCAGCCTACTCTATACGTTCATACTCCAAAGTCTGGTGCAGAAGGTTTCCATTCGTTAGAAGGTAACTTACCTGTATCTCCACACAAGTTTGGTGATATGCGAGAAGCAAAGAACTTCATCGAAGAATACAAAGGTGTTCATGGTATGAAGACGTTTGGTTCAACAAATTATGTGACTCAGTTTATTCAAGAAGAGTATCCTGATAAGATAACCTATGA